CCTGAAAATTTTACATAGTAATCTGATAGTTCATCACCTTCTTCACCAGTTACTTTCATAATTACACCTGTCTTTGCGTAGAAAGGTAATTTACTAAAATCTTGTATCTCATCTCTGATTGCATACATGGCTGTATTACCAGAACCATCTGAAGTAGTTATAGTATAAGCCGCATTACCATCAGTAGGTTTTCCATAAATTACACTGTCAAATTCTTCAAACGTAAAATGAGAAGTAAAACCAGAATAATTAGATAACCCTTGTGTTGTAGATACTGAAGCTCCTGTGTCAGTTCTTCTAACATTGAAACCAATACCATTTGCACTACTATCCCAGTGTGTACTTGAAGTTCCTTTTAAAAGTATGTCTGTAATTTTGTTAGTGTCTCTAAATTTTGCATCTGTAGCCGCATCATTACCAGTAGGTAATTGAAATATAACTTCTAGCTCTTGTGCCATTGATGGGTGTTTCAATGCTACTTTATATTCTCTACCGTAGTTTGTTAATTTACAAACAATTAAAAACTCTTCTACTTTAGCCGCAGACGTAGTGCTGTCTGCTGTAACTGTAGTGTTAGTATTAGCAATGAAAGTATAATCTGCAACATTAACTAATTTAAAATTCTCTCTTGGATTAGTTGAAGTTAAATAACTTGAACCACTTGCAATAGTAACTGTCTTTTCATTACCTGCTAAATCAAATACTTTAACACCGCCATTGTATAAAGCTACAATGTACTGATTAGAAGCGTCTCTTTGTATTGACCAAAATTTTGTTTTATTAGAATAGATATTAGAACTATCTAATGTTGCTATATAATCTAAAGGAGGTCTTTTAGCTAAACCATCAACTAAACCGTTTTGTAGATTTATTTGGTCTTCGCCCTGATTAATACCTCTTTGAGTAGGTGTCTGTTGAGACATACCGTTCAAAAAGTTAGGGATTGATTGCGATACTACGCTTCCCATTAGTAAGTCCTACGAGGTGTTCTATTGATTATAGAAAATGTATTCTGGTCTCCATTAAGCATGTTTGCGTCAGCCTCTTGGCTATCTGCTTGATGAAATGCCATTAGAGCTTCATTTTCATCTTGACCAATTAATTGTGTAATTTCTTTATCACCTATAAATCTTGAGGCAAATCTTCTTGCCGCTTTCATTGTAATATATTGTCTAGCGTATTCAGGACAATGTGCCAGTTGTTGTACTAGAACCAAATCAACACTTGAAGGTGCTGAAGTAAAGATGTCTGTGTGATTATCCATATCATATAAATAGCCGTTTCTAATTGTGTAGTTTAAATATCTGTAAGAGGGGTTTGCATCTGCTTTAACGCAGTTTGAAGGAAGGGGTACTTTACCGTCACTGTCGATTGATAAAGATTTGTAATTTGTGTGTGTGTTGAAATTCCACCCTTGAGATTGAATGGACATTGAAGTTTCGTTAAGAATATTTATAGCTGTTGATACATCTACTGTAGTAGTTCCTGTAATTGAGTTAACAGGTGCTTCTCCAATCGTACTCAACATGATGTTGACCGACTGCAATTCTGTAGTAGGTGTAATTTGTGTTGCCATATATCCTTTAAGTTAAATTTTGTGTGAGTACACAGGGCGGATTGTCTGTGTTAATCTCCGCCCTGTATAAATTAAGAAGTATTATGCTTCTTTAATTCCGACTGCCGCTTCTGGTCTTAGGACGCCATGCCCCATGCTGTATTTAGCAACCATTAACGTACCTTGTCTTCTGATGTCGTACTCTTTTTCAACAGCTAAATCCATTAGCTTAACAGTTCCGACTGCTGAAGGGTGAGATACAAGAGCAACAAAGTTAGTTAGGTTAACTGCTTGAGGAGTTGAACCTGCGTTTGTTGCTGAACCTGCGTCTGCACCTGAAGTAACATTAGAAGCTACAAAATGAGGAACTGGTACTAATTCAATTCCTGCAATTTTTGCAACTTTTCCTGATGCAACACCACCATTAGCTCCACCACTGAAGTCAACATTGACTGCATTAGTAGCGTTTGCTAATTTGTAGTATTCTTCCAATCTCATAAAGCATTTTCTGCCTTCTGATGGAACATAGTTTGCATCAAGCTCTTTAGCCGCCGCAAAGATAGCATCTATCATTGCATTAGCCGCAGTAGCATCTGTTGAAGATGCAATGCCTGTGTTGACTACATTAGTTGTAGCGTCTCCACCAGTTACGTTTGCACTGGCTAGAGTTGCTTGACCGATTGTTTGTAAGATGTGTTTATCTTTTTGAAAAGATAATGCTCTACCCATTTCAGTAGAGTACGCACTTCTTACGTCCCAATGGTTTTTTGCTTCTTCGATATTCGATACGAATACTGAAGATATTAGAAGGTCATTAATTGTAATAACCTTTTCTGCTGAGTTAACTGCGTCACCTAATATTTCAGCTCCAACTGCGTGATACGCCGCACCTATTCTTCCCATTACTGGAAAAGATGCAGATTTGCCGTTACTGATACTTCTTACCATATCAGCACCTTGTGTTTTTGAAGCTCTGTCAAATGAAGTAATTACTTCACCTGCGAATACTTTTAAAAACAGGGCATCATCACGAGTAGAACCACTATTAGCATTTCCGAATTTAACTGGACTTGCGTTTGACATGTGATTGTCTCCTTTATTGATGTTAGTTTATAAAAGCCTCTTCAATAAGTTATTTAGTCAAGATTGTCCCTCGCAAGGGGTCAAGTTATTTGGCTAATTAAAGTTGGCAGTTGCCACGCATAAGCGTTGCACAACTATTTTTTATATCGTCTTTTTCTTTTTAGGAAATCCTGCTTTCATATTTTTATATGCTTTAGCGGATACCGTACTTTTACTTTTTGGTCTTGATGTGCCAGATTTTTTTCTGGCGTTCATATTTCTATAAAGGCTCATATTATAACTCCGATTTACTTAGTTTTTCTTGAACCATGTTTTGATAAGCAGGGTCTTTTTGATACCTGTCATCACCCATAGCGGCTGTAACTTCAGCCCAAGATTTATAACCACCTTGACCTGTAATTGTAGCTTTACCTTCTACAAGACTTGGCTCATTGCCGTTAGCATTTTCAAACTTGGCTTTTAAACCCACAACGGCTAACTTTGCAGTTTCTATATCTTTAGAATTAACTGCTGTATTGTAAGCTGTCTTCTCTTGTTCAGACATGTTTTCTGCCGCCCATTCAGACATTTCTGTGTAAGCATCTGCTCCACCTACTATGTCTTTAATAGATGTTGTCTGTTGGTCTGCAACTGCTTTTTGACCTTCGATAAACTGGTTTACATATTCTTTAGGTATACCTGCTTTTTCTAAAGCCTCGTATGACTTAGCATCTAACTCACCTTTTTCAGCATATTCAGAAGACAAGTTTTCCATGTTAAGCCCTGCACTCTCAACTGCTTTTTCAGCAATATCTAAATCACTCTTTGTTTCTTCTTTGGGAGCATCTTCTTTAGGTGCTTCCGTATTGTCACCAAGTTTCTTTTCTAATTCCTGATATGACTTTGCTAAATCTTCAACGCTGTTGAATTTTTCAGGTAAGCCTTCAGGTTTACTTTGTGTAACATTTTCTTCTACAGGTTTTTCACTTGTAGTTTCTGTTTGTTTTATCTCTACTGTTTCTACCATTGTTTCCTTTTATTATTGCGGCTTAGTAAGATTACCTGCAACTTGAGGAATAGCTTTTTCAGCCATCTGCATCATTTGTTGTTGCTGTGCTTGTTCTTCTTGTGCCGCTTGTTCTTCCGCTAGTTGTTCTTGAGATTTTAATAAACCGTCAGTATCAATACCAAGACCGATAGCTATACGTTTAATTAAATCATCTGGGTTTAGTGCCTGAACAACTTGTGGATTTATTTGTGCTAAGTTTCCTATCTCTGCAACAAATTCTCTTAATTTTTGTAAATCATTTCCTCTACCTAATGCCTCAATACCAGTAATAATAGTTGGCTGAACTGTGCCTTTAGGTAATGTTGGAATTTCTTTAGCTGTTTCCATTCTTTTCATTAATATTGAAACTAATGGTAGCTGAAACTCTTGTGATAATAGTGAATATATACCACCCATAGCAGTCTCTAATTGTTCTGCCATGTATCTAATTTCTTGTGCAGTAACTCTTTCTGCATCTCTTTGTATTGCTGTGTGTAATAAGAAAGCATAAGACATTCTCTCTTCTAATTTAGCAATACTTCTTTCAACTACTTGTAAATCATATTGTTTCTGTGCCTGTAATACGGTTACATCTTCTGCACTTCCAGTAATAATGTCACCATTTCTAGTCATAGCTAAATCTTTTTTTCTAGTAACAGAGTTAGGTCTAACCATGAATACTACTTTAGATGAAGCCGCCGCACTTTCTACAAGTGCTTGAGACAGACCTTCTAATGATTTTAAATCCCCTAAAAATTCTTCTACATAACTTCTTCCATAATCTTCATTGTCAACTCTTACCATTCTCAATGCTTGATAAGGCATTCTTTCATTTTTAAATGTACCGATACTTTCAGGTATTTTAATTCCGTTTACTTCTTGGCAAACGTAAAACTCATTGTCATTTAATTTATAAACATGAGTGTATAATTCTATTTCTTCATCTGATTTATAATCAGGGTCAGCAATTACTTGTGCTGACACATCTTTACCCAAAGATAAAATACTTGCTTTCTCACAAATAATTATCTCTAAAATATTTCCTGACGCATCTCTTCTAACTACGTACTGTGATAAAGGAAATACTCTCATGCTTCCTTTTTTAGGTAGGTAAGTTAATACATTACCACCAACAATAAGATGTTTTAATGCTTCATAAACTGAAACTCTTAATGCAAGTTGTTCAATTTTACTTGATACTTCTTTTTCAATAACAGACAAAGATTTCTCAATGTCAGTTTTCATATCTTTATTTTCTTCCAGTTCTTTTTTAGCGTCACCTGCTATTTGTAATCTAAAGAATGGGGAGTTTGGTGGGAGCAAAAGTAAAAGAAGTTTACTTGCTAGGTTGTTGACACCTCTTGCACCAACTGATTGGAATGGATTGTATAGCTCACTTGAAGAAGTAAAGCCATCTGGTTTTATTAAAGAAGGAATAGTTAATTCACTACACTCTTCTGCTCTGTCTAAATAATGTTCTCTCTCTGACTGAAGTTTAAGGTATCGTTCTTTAGCTGTATGTTGCTTCTGTAGACTACCTTCGTATTCCATTTAATTAAATGCCTGAGTTAGTAGCAATGTTAAGACCTGAAGAAGTATTTAAAGAGGACGTGCCTGATTTTTTAACTTTCTTCTTTTTAATGTCTAAATCTGCATCATTAGCTTTAACCAATTCAGGAGATAAATCCTGTGCTTGGTCTGCTCTAACTGGTGTCGGCGGCGTCGGCTGTATTGGTGCTGACGGGACTTTTGGTGAACCACACATTATTGTTCTGACCTTTCTTTGAGAGTGTTAATAAAGTTTACTACGTCTCTCTGTCCTGCTTTAAAATAAATAGTCTTAGTATCATCTTGCAAGTTAGGAGACTTTTCAGGGTAGACGTTGTTTAATAATTTAATTAAATCGTCTACCTTCAATGGTAAAACCACATCATCTGTTAAGTTTTTCATCTAAAAGAGCAGGTTTAGTCCCACAGACTGCCAGTCACAGTCCCTTTATTATATTCAGTAGCTCTATTCTCAAAAAAGTTTGCATGTTCTACGCCATTTAATACCCAATCTAACCACGATAGAGGGTTTTCTTTGACACCAAAGTTAGGCTTTAGAGATAACTGAAGTAATCGTCTATCAGCTATGTATCTAATATACTGTTTAACTTCATCAGCTTTAAGTCCTCTAATGCCCCCTTGTGCAAAAGCTAAATCAATAAACTTATCTTCTAAGTCAATCATGTCTCTAGCTGTTTGATAGATACTTGCTTTAAATTTTTCTGTCCAAATGTGAGGGTTTTCTTTTATTAAAGCATGGAATATTTTAATCATGCTTTCTACATGGTGTGTCTCATCTCTAATAGACCAAGTAACTATCTGACACATGCCTTTCATACGTCCATATCTTTGAAAGTTAAGTAGCATTACAAATGAAGCAAACAACTGTAAGCCTTCACCAAATGCAGAAAAACAAGCTATCTCTCTAGCTAATCCTTCTATACCTGTTCCTTTACTTTGAAATAGATAAGTGTGTTTATCAGACATTTCTTTATATTCTTGGAATGCTTTGTATTCTTTGTCAGGCAAACCAATCGTATCATTTAATAAAGAATAACTGTGTGCATGATTAGCTTCTGATGTGGCTATAGCTGATAACATCATTCTAATTTCAGGTGGTTTAAATTTAGGAATGTATTTATCTAAATATGCTTGTGCAATATCTACATCTCCTTGTGTAAAGAATTTTAATATCTGCCCAATCAAATTCTTTTCTGGCTCTGATAATCTTTCATTCCAATCTCTTACATCTTCATGCAATGGAACTTCACTAGGTAGCCAGTGCATTTTTTGTTGCATGTCGTAACTTTCAAATGCCCAATCGTATTCAAAGGGTTTATAATATGCTCTTGTTTTAAATAAACTCATCTTAGTAACTCTATCCCTTCTATTATGATTAATATTAATAACTCTACTGCTAGGACAGTATGATAAACCGTCCACAGCACTGTTTGTTTTTGGTGTTTGTTTCTTCTTTTCTTCTTAAAACCAAATGATTTAATTGGAGGGTAATTCATTTCTGTCCCCTTTTAGTTCTATCTCCATACAATTTTTGCCACGACCAACTGGTTAAATACGTTGAGTAATGATAAATTATTTTTAATATATATATCTTCATTATTCACACGCTAAACAATCGGCTTCTGGTATGATTGTTCTTTCTACTTTTTTTGATACTAACTCTGCACGTTTGATTGCCTCACTTCTGCAATAGTACAAAGTCTTTAACTTTTTCTTCCACGCTAACATGTGAGTGTCATGTAACTCTTTAATGTTTACATCAGCAGGGACGAAAAGATTTACTGACTGTCCTTGACAGATATATTTCTGCCTGTCAGCCGCATGTTCTATAATCCATTGTTGATTTATCTCGATACCAGTTTTAAAAACATCTTTTTCATAATCTGATAACTCTTTAAGATGTAAGACACTGCCTCTTTGCGAGACAATGGACGACCATATAGCATCATTGTTTATCCCTTTCTTTTCTAATAGTTTTTCTAAATATTTATTCTTAACCAAGAATGAACCAGACATAGTTTTTTGCACATAAGCATTGGCTCTATAAGGTTCTATTGAAGGTGAAGTAGTCCCACAAATAATAGATGATGAAGCGTTAGGTGCAACAGCTAACAAGTGTGCATTACGCATACCTGTACCTTCCATGTCAGGAGCTTCTCCTCTTTTAACTGCAAGTCTTTTACTTTCTTCTACTGCTTCTTCTTTAATACTTTTAAACATTTTCATATTTAAAGATTTAGCTAACGCACTTTCAAAAGCTATGTTCTTAGATTGTAAATAAGCGTGGAAACCCATTGCTCCTAATCCAATACTTCTTTCTTGTGCCGCACTAAACTTTGCTCTGAACACACTGTCAGGTGCATTCTCTATAAAGTAAGTTAAAGCGTTGTCTAAAAATCTAACTAAATCAGGTATGAATAATTTATCATTCTTCCATTCATCATACTTTTCTAAATTAACAGAAGACAAACAACACACTGCTGTTCTATCTTCGTTAGTAGGTAAAGTAATTTCAGTACATAAGTTTGAGTGGTGTACTTTTAATCCTAATTTCTTTTGTGTTTCAGGCAATGCTTCATTGATAGTATCTATAAAAGAAACATAAG